ATGGCAGCAATTGTGCCCGTCCTTGTAGGCGCTTTGGTGACAGCCATTGCTGGCAATTTCCTGGTTCAAAGATGGCAGATGCGCAACTGGCGCGAACAGCAGCGTCAGCTAGGTTACAAGGCTGAATTGGATGACCTCAGGAAGCTAATTGAGGAGATTTCTACCAAGTACGCCGATCGTCACAATGCGATGCGTAATGTGATTAGTTCCCTTGCCCCTAACTCTCATCTTGTTCTTGAGGAGGCCCTCGATGCCTATAGGGGGCAAGTTGTAATCTGGAACGGCGCCCTCAATTCATTTTATGTTCGGCTCCGAATTTCGATAGATTATGCAAGTGCTATTCGTCTTGAACACGATGTGCACGAACCATTTGCACTTGCGGGCAGAAAAATTGAGGCTGTGGTTCGCGCCAAGCGTCAGGGTGAAGAAATATCGTGGCGAGACTTGTCAGAGGCGAAGGAGCTCCTGAATAAGCTCCAAGGGACATCCTACGGTTTTTTAAGAGATTTAACTACTGATTACTCAGATCGACGTTCTGAAATATTTGAAGGAAGAAAAATATTTTACCGCGACGGTGTTCTAACTGAATATTCTACCTTCGATCTTATTAAAGCGATTTTCGCACTTCCAATAGACAAATTCTATATAATTAGAACGTCGTAGATGCTTCTTTTCCCATTCCGCGCTAGGGGTTCTTGGTTTTGGAAATACCAGCATCGCCGCCACCTGTGCGGCTTCATGCACTTCAAGCTCGCTACTACGTTTGCCAAACATTTCCATTGAGGCTTCTTCACATCCTTTTATTCCGGTCCCAAAATAAGCGATACTAAGATAAGATCTGAGGATTTCCAATTTAGAATATCTAAATTGAATCATATATGAGAGAAGAATTTCATAAGACTTTCGATATATATTTCTATTTCTGTATCCGGTTGCAGTGCGGACCAACTGCATATCAATTGTACTGGCGCCTCCGTGCTTTCGGAATGTCATGGCTTTAAATGCTTCACGAATTAGCCTGCGCCAATCGATGCCTACATGGTCAAAGAAACGCCGATCCTCAAGCACGAGAACGAGACGCTCAAACTGACTTAGTCGCTGAGGATATTGGGCATGGTGAGGCAGGATCGCCCAATGAATCTTTAGAAGATCGCTATGGAGCCGAATTAATGCTCGGCGAAGCGACGGCAGTCTAATTCTGGGTCCCTTCACTGATCCACCTTGTCATTCAACTTATGTGACGACTGCCCTGGAAGGAGATTGCGTAAGCCTTGCAAACCTGAAGCCAATCCTTCTGTTCGACCGGATGATTTTTACGCATTAATCGGCATTTCCTACAAGATGGCCGAGATGATAACGGTGGATTGGTCCTTCGTGATTGAAAAATCATGCGGGCCAAAAATCTTGGAATTCTCGGGAAGGTGAATCCTATGGCAGAGCCAATGACCAATTACGAAATGAAGGTGGCTCAGGGCGAGCAATTGGCCGTTGCCGAGACGCAGCTCCAGTCCGTCCTTACTGATCTTGAATCCGAACTTTCGTCACTGGAGATCGAAGCCTTGCGGCAAGTTCAATCACAATGGCGCGCTTACCGAGATGGTTTGCGCAATTTTGCCATGCGGCGATATGATGGGGGGACGAATGCATCACTTGCAGGCATTGCGGCTGCACTACAAGAAACGAGACGCCGGACGAACGAATTGCTTCAGGAAATATCAGATCGAACAATCGAGCGCAGGCCATAAAATCCTTCTTACATCCCATCCGAGGCGTCTTTGGTCCGTCAGGCTGTAGTCTGACGGACCAAATCAGCATCCGTTGCCGCATGAGCCCGCCTCAAGATCCCAGCGTCGTCAACTGGTCTTGCCTTCATGGTCGCCACCAAACTGAATCTTGGATGTCGAGTAGAACTCACGTTGCAAAGCATTGGCACGCCATCATCCGATTTTCTACCGGACTTGACCTCACCACGCTCAGTAAGGGACGGGGATGATATGTCTGTTGAGCCAAGCGAACCCAGCGAAGATGACATCATCCTGACACCCGAACTCTATCGCGTTGGGCGGCGGGACTACCACAAGTTAGTTGGTCATGTCGTTTCGCGATCGGTTGAAATTGGCGGCGCCCCGAGCGAGAACGGCCGGAGCTACTGGTGGACGAATCAGAGACCGCTGCGAACACCGGAACATGGCCTTGGACATGACAGAAAATGGGGCAAAAAAATGTGGCCATACGGATTTTCAGCGCAAGAAGGCCGCAATTAGGAAAGGCGTATGGCCGCACTAATCCGTGGCCATACGCGCAAAGCCAGCAAAACCAACCACTACGCGAGGCCCGGCTGGCCGCGCTTTTATCTCGCGCTCTTATTTGGGGTCGAGTTTCTGCCAGTCTTCGCCATCGTCGTTTCTCCTCCATAGCATGTAATCGTGCCCTATTCGACGCCAGCGTGCGAAGTAATGCGAAGCAGAAAAGGTCCGGTACGCCGCGCACTCTTCCGCGCTCATCGACGGCAGGTTGATGCTGCTCACGGGCAGCATGGCGGCCGTCGCGGCGCATGTCGCTATCGGATTGACGGGGCAACGTCACAGGCAATTCAGCGTGGTCCGGTCCGTTCTTTCGAACGGCCAGCCACACGCGAGATATCGTGCTTCCCGTTTTCCTGGACTGTACCATTCCATGTGCCGCTTTCGCGGACCTCCGTGTGCTGGTCGGCCGTCAATTGGCCGGTAAGAGAAAGGGGGCGGTCATGAGTTCGCGAGGCTCAGGCGCTGCACCTTGGCGGCGTTCCAGGCGGCGACATCCTGCGCCGAAGCATCGGGATCGCCGGTGTAGAAGGTTCCGTCGCGCCACATCGCGTGCATCACCACGGCCAGCTTGCGCGCCACCGCGACGCGCGCCTTGGCGTGGCACTTGGTCTTGGCCAGGCGCAGCCCCCATGCCTTGATCGTGTCATTGCCCTTGAAGCGGGTGAGCATGGCGGACGCCGCTTCGTAGAGCGCGCGGCGAACATCGGCGTCGCCCGCCTTGCTGATGCGCCCCTTCACGTCGATCGAGGTGCCCGACTGCCATCGCTTCGAGGTCAGGCCGAAGTAGGCAGCGACATCGCGCGAACGGCGGAAGCGCGTGGGATCGTCGATCGCGCTTCTGAAGCTGAGCGCGGCGATCGGGCCGATGCCCGGGATTTCCATGAAGCGGCGGCACAACTCGTCGCGCATCGCGATCTGGGTGACCAGCTTGTGCAGTGTCAGGTATTCCGCCCACAGCGCCGCCCGCGCACGCAGCATGCAATCCATCAGGCCTGCGGTCATCACGTCGTCGGCGACTGCTTCGCGCACGGCCTTCTCCATGCCGCCCCGGCTGACCTTGCCGAGGCGGATGCCGAACACGTTCAGGGAGTGCCGGATCGCGTTTTCAAGGTCGAGGAACTTGCGCTTCAGGTTGCGCCGCTGGACCAGCAGCAAGCGCAGCCGGTAGCAGTTCTCCGACTTGATGTGCGCCTCGCGGAACCAGCCCGTGCGCATGATATGGGCGATCCCGAGCGCATCGGCGGCGTCGGTCTTGTTGCGCTGGGCCGACAGCGCCGCGCGCACATGTCGCGTTTCCAGGCACACCGCAGGAACGCCCAGTGCGCGCAGGCCAGGGTGCAGCCAGGGCGACAGCGATCCCGCTTCATGGCCGACGCGGCGCAACCGCTCGGCGTAGCGCTCAAGCGCATTGGCGATCGCGGCGGGATCGGTTTCCACAGCGGTTTCCAGCACCACCTTGCCGTCGTCACCGACGACGCAGATGGCGGTTTCCTCGATCGAGACGTCCAGGCCGGCAAAGTATTCCATCACACGACTCCTGCGCTTGCGTTTGATGGAAGCGAGGGTCGCGCCGGACGCCGGTTCGCCGCAAGACAGGGGATTTGCGCCATCAGAAGGGACCGCTGATGCGGGCCGCAAGTGCTCGCCAAATACAGCGGCAATATCCCCGCTACCCCTTTCCGGCCACCGAAACACCCCCCTCAAAGCTCGCACCACCTCAGCCGCGAAACACACGCCGCCAAAGCGCAGCTGACTTGTAGCCGTGCTGCAATGCGGTTGCTGGAATGTTGCGGCGGTGGCACAGGCCGATGTCATGGATGACCGGACGAAAGAGATCATCGCGGCAACCGTTGCGCGCATGCCCGAGTGGATCAGGCACGATCTGGTTGCGAAGGATGCGCGCGGAGGAAACTTTGGCTGCAATGATTGCGAGCGCGCTGGAACCTGATGCGGAAGCCGAAGGCTGATCAGCGCGCTTTGCTTTCCAGCAGGGTAGGCGTTCGGTGCAGACGGAGTGAACGCGCGGCCAAGTTCCTCGACCTGCTCGCCCAGCCACTCCAGTTCTTCCTTCGTGATGCGGTGGTGCTGCAAGTAGCCTGATCTTGGCACGATGCGACCCCGCATTGCCCCAATCCAGTCAATAACTTGGCGCGAGGACTCCGGTCTGCTAATCTCTGCGGTGCGCCTGCGCAAACGGCAGCGCCGGGACTGGTAATCCCGAACGGTTGAAATCGCCTTCGAAAACAGATCGTTTTCGGGGTGTCGTCGCATATGTCCAGGCCCTCGGGCTAAAAGCGGCGGCGGGTGTACAACCGTTCACCTTACCAGCCCCGGGGCTCCCGCCCGCTCAGCGTGCGGGAGTTCGGGACCGTCTCCGCATCCGTCTCGCCTTCCGCGTCACCGCCTCAATGCGGAAACGGAAAGGTGCATATGGACCACATTGCCCCCAATCCCTCGCGCCGCGCGATCCTCGGCGCCTTGACCACCATCCCAACAGCGGCGCTCGCCATGCCCGCCGTGCTGCCGGGAAAGTCCGCGCTGGCAGCGCTCTGGAAAGTCTATGGCGACGAACCTGTTGCGCTACTGCGCACCCGCGAAGGCCGAAGTCTCAGCCGCGAACGCTATCATCGAGCGCGGGAGTTCTTGCCCCGGTTCTGGGGGGAGAGGCCCGGCAACTGGCCTGACTTCCTCTACCACGCCGGCATTACCGCCCAACTGGCTCTGTCTTCTCATCTTCTCGATGTCGGGTTTCCCGATCGCTGGTGCGCTCGCCACATCGGCCTGCAAGTCGCAAGGTCACTGACCTATGCCAACGCCACCGGCTTCGGGCACGAATGCCCCGACATGGCCCGGCTCGCCTTGGTGCTCACTCCTTACTGCAAGTGGAACCGCATCAGCCTGCTTGATGGGATGCCGCATGACGATGGCTTCACGCCGGAAGCCGTCACGGCGGTGCTGGATAACTTGCTTGTGCAGGTCGGGCAGGTCACGGGCCATGCCCTGCCGCGCGGCCGGACAGCGCGCCGTGTGCGCGGATAGGGCGCGCCTGCTGACAGCCTATGAAGCCGCTGTCCTGGCCCTGACGCCGCTGCCCCGCGCCGTGTTCCTGATGTGCCGGATCGACGGACTGACATATCCGCAGATCGCCGGGCGTCTGGCGATCCATGAAACGGTGGTTCCCTGCGCTCTGGCCCATGCGCTGAGTACGATCACGTGGTGCATGGAGGGCATGCGCCCCAACCGGCGCATGCCCTCCATGGTCATCGCGGCGGAAACCGAACTGTTCCGCCGCTACCAGATGCACTGCGTCCGGACGATCAGGGCGCTTGGACCGCTGCGGCGAGAACCACGCGGCGGTTCGAATGGGTATGGTCTGCATCAAAGGGTATGGCGCTGGCTCTGCGGGTGGTGGGGCCGATGGTCCCGTCGCAGGCCACGGCCCGCGCCTCCATCATTCGACGAATGGCTGAGGTCAGGAATGGGCCATTCATCCTGCGCGCAGATGGCCCAATGCCCGTGATCGAACGCCATGACCTGTCTTTCTGCGCCAGCGCGCGGTGCAAACTCTGGCGAAAACAAAGGCCGTTCTGCTCAGCGCTTCGTTCTGCGACTCTCGGCGCATGGCCCATCCACGCAAACAACGAGAGCCCAGCGTCTCCGAGCAGCTTGAAGCGCTGCTGGGTCATCCGTGGCCGACCGGGAGGCCGCCCAAGCATGACCTCTCGGCATGGTCCGTTACCGACGACTGGCCTGATCCAGTACCCGTCACCGACAGCGAAGTCGCCGCGTTCGAACGCTGGTTCGGCGACGTGTTCGATGACCTGTTCGGTCCCGACCCCTAATCCGATTACAAGGAACCTGCCATGACCATACCGCCCACAACCACCGGAGGGCGGGCAGCCCTGTACCTGCGCGTCTCGACCGCGCGGCAGGCCGAACACGATGTCTCCATTCCCGATCAGAAGCGGCAAGGCGAGGCCTATTGCGCTTCGCGCGGCTTCAAGCTGGTGGAGACCTATGTCGAACCCGGCGCTTCCGCCACCAACGACCGCCGCCCCGAGTTCCAGCGGATGATCGAGGCAGGCACCAGTAATCCCGCACCCTTCGATGTGGTCGTGGTCCATTCCTTCTCCCGCTTCTTCCGCGATCACTTCGAACTGGAGTTCTACGTCAGGAAGCTAGCCAAGAACGGGGTCAAGCTGCTCTCGATCACCCAGGAGATGGGTGATGATCCCATGCACGTCATGATGCGCCAGATCATGGCGCTGTTCGACGAGTACCAGTCCAAGGAAAACGCCAAGCACGTCATGCGCGCGCTTAAGGAGAATGCCCGTCAGGGCTTCTGGAACGGCTCGCTTCCCCCCATCGGCTACCGCGTGGTTGCCGCCGAGCAGCGCGGAGCCAAGACCAAGAAGAAGCTGGAAATCGATCCGCTGCACGCCGACACCGTGCGGCTGATCTACCGCCTTGCACTGGAAGGCGACGGCACCACCGGCCAGATGGGCGTCAAGAACATCGTCTCCTACCTCAATGTGCGGCGCATCTTCACCCGCGACGGCGGGCGCTGGGGCATCGGTCAGGTCCACCGCATCCTGACGCGCCGCACCTACATGGGCGAACATGAGTTCAACAAGCGGACCAAGACCAAGGAACTGAAGCCCGTCAGTGAAGTGGTCACCGTGCCGGTGCCGCCGATCATCGACACGGAAACCTTCGATGCCGTCCAGAAGCTCTTGAAGGCGCGCAACCCCAAGGTGATGCCCGCCCGTGTCGTCAGCGGGCCGACCATGCTTACCGGTCTCATTCACTGCGCCAAGTGCGGCGGGGCCATGACCATTCGCACCGGCAAGGGTGGACGCTATCGCTACTACGCCTGTTCGATGAAGGCGCGGCAGGGGCCGACTGCCTGTTCGGGCATGGCGGTGCCGATGGAAAAGCTCGACGACCTCGTTGCCGATCATCTGGAAAAGCGGCTGCTCCAGCCCGAACGCCTCGAAACCATTCTCGCGCATGTGCTCGACCGGCGTCAGGAGCAGAGCCAGCGCAAGCGCGACCACATCGCCGAACTGAGCAAGCGTGCTGTCGAATCGGACCTGCGGCTCAAGCGGCTATACGATGCCATCGAGGCGGGGATTGCTGATCTTGATGACCCGGCGCTCAAGGACCGCATCGACGGTCTCAAGGCCATCCGCGATTCCGCCAAAGCCGATGCCGAACGCGCGCAGGCCATGCTCGACAGTTCAGGGGCGAAAGCGATCACCCCGCAGATGGTGCGCACCTTCGCCAAGGCCGCACGGCAGCGCATTCGCATGGAAGGCGGCGGCTACCGCCGCGACCACTTGCGCGCGCTCGCACAGCGCGTCGAGGTCGCCGAAGGAGAAGTGCGGATAATTGGATCGAAGTCCCGGCTTCTCCAGACATTGCTGGGAAAACCGGGCGTAGGAGCAGTGCCCACTCAAGGACTGAACTGGCGGAGCGGGAGACCGTCGATTAGCCACCCTAACGTACTGATTCTAATAGTGGCAATGAGACCGAAGACGGTCACATGCCATAATTCATACCATATCCTGCAGCGCCTTCGGTAATCTGGCCTTCGCATTGGAAGGCTTGTGTGCGCGCATATTTAGCTCAGAGTTCATGGGGGGTGTCAGGGATCGCCTCACCTTCATTACATTGGCGGATTTCTGCGGGTTTGCGGCATTACTTTTCACCTTACCTATCCATTACCATGTAATCTCAATCTCTCATCACATTGAAGTGTCTAGAAAAGGCGGAATTCTGCCGTTTCTAAAAAAGGTAATGCCAGAGGTAATGAGAGGTAATGTTCGGCACATTACATTTTTAACATGCAAAATCAGTGAGTTATGATCGAATTTCGCGTGATGTAATGAAGGTAATGCGATCCCCGACACCCCCTGCTCCCTTAGGACTTGCAGCCCTAACGCTGCCACATATCCCGATCGCCGGTTCGTTCGCCAATTCGCGTCAGACGCCCACTTGGTTCGAATCCTGACATGTCCGCCATTTTTGGGGACTTCGGCATGCGTTTAGATCGCCGGGTCTGCGTAATTTCCATGCAGAGAGCGAGCAGGCGAGGCGTGGGGGCAAGCGCGGCGCGCGGGGGCTAGGTGGGGCAATCGGGAGATACGTGGATGCAAAAGGGGCCGGAGATCGCTCCCAGCCCCTCCGGACGGCCCCGCAGACCGGTCACCCCGCGATGGTCACCTCGCCCAAAGCCTGAGCCTTGCTGCTGCACCCTAACAAGCACCGAGCGGGCAATGCGTGACGCTTATCGATTAGCCGATCCAGTCCAGCGCCCAGCCATTCTCGGTTCCGCCATCGCACCGCCTCGCGCCAAAGACATCGACTAAGCAAGATTTCCATGCGGTGTTTGCCGCCTAGAAGAATGATCACAGCCTGGTCCACGGACAGGGGATAAGGATCCCTCGGCATCGAACCTTCACGCCTCATAAGATTGGGGCGAAAGGAATCGTCACAGCAAAGGGACAGGTAATCGAAGATCTTGGGGGAGAAGAGACCTTGTGCATCCGAGCATATGTGAGCAATGAAGCTTCTTCAACGCATGAGCTGGAGGTTGCGCATGGATGTTAAAGAAGCGATCTCAATCGCAAAGAGTTATATCGCTGATGTATTCGCAGACGAAGGCGTTTTTAACATTGGCTTGGAAGAAGTCGAATTCAACGGCCCAAAATGGGAAGTGACAATAGGTTTCTCCAGAAAATGGGACAAACCTCCGCGCAATCCATTTTCTTCTCTAGCGTCGGTCGAACAACCTGATTTACGCGCAATCAACCGCACTTACAAAATAGTTGAGGTAGATGACGAAACTAAAGAAGTCTTAGGAGTTCGGAACCGTGTAGGTCTAGTGTGAGCAGGATACTGATCGACGCCAACCTCTTATGCCTAATTGTTGCGGGGTTTAGCGCTCCAAAGGCCATTGGTCGGCATAAAAGGCTTAAAGCATATGGTGTCGAAGATTTTGAACGCGTTAGGGAGCTAATCACACCTTTCGACAAGGTCATCACTTGCCCTCATATTCTGACGGAAACGTCAAATCTGCTCGCAAATACCAACGACGTGGAAAAGCGCGATCTGTTGGAAGGGCTAAAGGTCCTGCTCCAAAATATGGAAGAGGTGAGGCCTCCATCTCTGTTGGCTTGCGATCATCAGGCCTATCATCGGCTCGGCCTAACCGACGCGGTATTGTTATCCATGGAACTGTCAGGAGCACCGCTATTAACAGCCGATCTAGATCTTATGCTAGCAGCCTCAAAAGAAGGGCGAAAAGCAATCAACTACAATTGGTATCGCGATGCTGGCAATCAAATCTATTAGATTCATTAAATCGATTCACAGTCACGTTACCCCAATCCTCATGGATTATTGGCGCGCCCCGGTCCCCCGCTAATCGACGGGGCAATTTCATCAACCGGCAGGCAGCTGCATCGCGATGGCCGGCCGTTCGAACTTCACCGCCTCCACGCCCAGCCAGTCGTTGACCTCGAGCATGCGCTGCTGGATCGGAATGATCTCCATCTCGTAGAAGACGGCCGCGGCGTCGGTGACGTTGCCGAAGCCGCCGGTGTTCTTCGGCACGATGCCGAGCAACTGAGGCGGCACGCGGTGCGCGGCGAGCAGATCCTGCGCGGTCACGTCCTTGATATTGAGGAACTCGTCCTTCGCGCCCACCTCGGCGATCGGGATCACCTTGACCCCGTTTTCCTTGCCCTTGGGGATATGCAGGTAGAGGTTGCGGAAGTTGCCCGGCCCCTTGGCATCGCGCATCGCCTTGCGGATCATGTCGCTGTCGGCGTTCTCCAGCATTTCCTCGGAGATATAGAGGATGAAGCCCGCATGGCTGCCGTTGAGGTAGTAGCGGCGGCGAAACAGGGTCGCGCTCTCGTTGAGCAGGCCCGACTGCAGCGCCGAGAGGTACTCGGGCATGCCGTAGATCTCCTGCATCGGATCCGGCTCGAGCAGCTGATGCACGCGCCCCGCCGCGAACTCCTTCGCATCGGACAACGACCAGGTCCTCGGCGCCCAGAAGTACTGCCCAGACTTGAGCCCCTTGCGCATGTAGGCGGCGGGCAGCGGCGTGATCGCCAGCGCCTTGCCGCCGATGCTGTCGAGCCGCTCGAGATAGGCATTGCCCATGATCAGCCAGTCAAGCGCCCAGCGCGCAAAGTCCGACCGGCTGAAAATCTTGCCCGGCACGAAGCTCGCCGCCAGCAGGTTGCGCTTGAACAGGATCGCGCTCTGGTGATGCGGCGCCATGCGGTAGGCCCGGCCGAGCCCGGCCAGCGAGATCGGCGGTTCGTACCACTTGCCGTTGTGCGCCACCTCGAACAGGTCGAAGATCTCGCGCCGGTCGATCACGCTTTCCGGATCGCCGAAGGTGAAGGCCTGCGCCGAGGGGACGGCCCCGCTGTCGTTCGCCGCCATCGGCAGCGTCGTCTGCTCGGTCATTTCAGGAAATCTCCACGGTAGAGCCCCCGCCGACAGGTTCGGTGATGTCGAGCGGTTCGAAGAAAAGGGCGTGCATGATCGCCCAGGCCAGATCGGCATGGCCAACGCCCCCGGCGCGGCTCGCCACGTATGTCACTTGCGTGCCGCCCTTGGTGATCTCGGGCCGGATCGCCATGAAGGCCTGCATCACGTCCAGCCATCCGGCGTCGAACTCCAGGCGGCCGGTGCTGATGACGTTCTTCGCCTTCAGCACCATGCTCGTCTTGGTCTGGACCGAGTAGGTGATCGCCTGCGCCATCGGGAACCACTTGGACACGAGCTGGTGGACGGCCTTGCCGGCGCCAGTCGTATCGATGCCGATGCGCGTGACATTGTACTTGGCGGCCATTTCCTTGATCGCGTCAGCCTGCCCCTGAAAGTCCCTGCCCTTCAGGCGCTTCTTCTCCAGCACGCGGAACTTGCCGCCGGGCCTGGTCGGCGCGGCGACGGCGACCAGCGCGGCATCGTCGCCCGTCCCGCTCTCGCTGGCGTTGGGATCGTAGCCGATCCACACCTCGCCCGCGTAGGGCCGCAGGGCATAGGGCTGGTAGTCCTTCCACACGTCCCAGCTGTCGACCATGCAGCGGCGCATGATCTGGAACGGGAACATGGACTGGCTGTCGTCCAGGAAGATGCAGCGGAACAGGTTGTCGAATTCATCGAGCGCGTACTCGAGCTGCAGCTCCTCCACGTCGACCAGGTCAAAGCCCCCGGCGATCGCGTCGAAGACGGTGACGATCTGGCGCCAGATCCCGTCCGTGCCCAGCGCGCCGCCCTTCAGCGCGTCATGCCCGACGTCGATCTTGATCCGGTCGGCCTTGGCGCGGCGGCGGTTGAACCGGTCGCCCGTCCACATCGGATAGGCCTCGTGCGCCAGCGTCGAGGGTGTCGAGAACAGCGTGCGCGTGTACTGCTTCTGGGTCGCCATCGCGCTGGCGACCTTGAACAGCTCCTCGAAGCCGTAGATCCAGAAGCACTCGTCGATGATGACGTCGCCGTGATAGCCCTGCGCCGTGCGGTAATTGGTGCCGAGGAAGTACAGCTCCACCGGCTCGAGGACTTCGCCCTCCTCGCCTTCGCCGCGCTGGATCACGATGGGATCGCCCTTCAGCGTGATCCCGCAGACCTTCTGCACCCACTGGACGATGTAGTTGCGGAAGATGTTCGCCTGGGCGCGGCTTGCCGAAATGAAGATCTGGTTCTTGCCGGCCTCAAGCGCGACCAGCAGGCGCTCGCGGGCAAAGTACCAGGTCGCGCCGATCTGGCGTGACTTCAGGATCATGCGCGTGCGCAGGCTGGTCGTGTTCAGCCAGACCGACTGATGCCCAAACAGCGAGCTGCGCATGTCCTCGCGTAGCTTGTCGGCCATCTCGGGCGTGATCAGGTTCTTGGTCTTCTCCTTCTTGGCGTTGGTCGCCTTGGCCCCGTTCGCCCGATCGGGATTGAGGTCAGCCTCGTTGCCGCCGTCGACGTACTTCGCGACCCGCGCGAGCCGCTCGAACTGGCGGCCAAGCAGGTCGATCTCCTTGAAGTCGCCGCCGGTTTTCCTGTCCTTGGCCAGAAGCTGCAGGTAGCGCTCGAGAGTACCCTCCTCGGCGCGCATGATCGCGGGGGCATCGTCCCACTTGTGCCGGGTCTTCCAACTCGAAACGGTCGAATAAGGCAGGTCCAGCTCTTCGGAGATCTGGCTTACCGTCCAGCCCCGCCAATAGAGCGATCGCGCTTTCGTGCGCTGCGCGACGATCGCGGGTACGCGCGCCTCATCGCCGCCGCCATCCATGCCGGCGCCGTCCTGGTCCTCGGTTTCGATCTCGGCCGCCAGCGTCATGACCGCCACGCTATGGGCGATCTGCCGCCCCGGCTAAGGGGCTGCGGTTGTAAGCCCCGCCCTTCACAACGCGCCCGCGTTGCGAAGAAGCCTGCATGCCTGTCCTTTGGCGTTCATCAAGTCGGTGCGTTCCCGCCAGGCGCAAGATCCGACCCGCAAGACGACAGACCCAAGGACCGGAGCTTACCAATGGCGAAGACGCGATTTTTCCGAGTGGCCCTCGAAGGCGCCACCACCGATGGGCGCCAGATCGAGCGCCAGTGGCTGACCGACGCCGCCGAGACGTACAACCCGGAAACCTACACGGCCCGGGTCAACATGGAGCACATCCGGGGCTTCAGTCCGGAAGCGCCCTTCAACGGTTACGGCAGCATCGTCGCGCTGAAGACCGAGGAAGTCACGGTCAAGCTTGGCGGCAAGGACGTGAAGCGCCTCGCCCTGTTCGCCCAGATCGACGCGAACGACCAGCTCGTCGCGATCAACCGCAAGGGCCAGAAGCTGTTCTCCTCGATCGAGATCGCGCCCGAATTCGCGGGCACCGGCAAGGCCTACCTCGTCGGCCTCGCCGTCACCGACAGCCCGGCCTCGCTCGGCACCGAAATGCTGCAGTTCGCGGCCAAGCAGGGCGACAATTCCCCGCTCGCCCACCGCAAGCAGGACAAGGCCAACCTCTTCACCGCCGCCGAGGAAGTCTCGATCGAGATCGAGGAAGCGAAATCGGTCGATCCCGACCCCACCGGCATCTTCGCCTCGATCAAGGGCATGCTCGACAAGATGACCGGCCAGAGCGGCGGCCAGCAGGCCCAGCAACACGCGCAGGAACAGCAGCAGGAAGAACCGAACGCACCGCAGGCGGACGGCAACGCCCTTGCCGCCTTCGGCGTCATGATCGGCCAGCTTTCCACCGCCGTGCAGGCATCGACCAGGGAAACCCGCGAACAGGTCACCAAGCTCACTGCCGACCTCGCCGCGCTGACCACCAAGGTCGAGGCAGCCCCGGCCGGCACCTTCACCCAACGCGAACTGGCGCTTGGCGGCGGCGAGAACGCCGTTCGCACCGACTGCTGATCCACCCTCCCATCGCCCGCGCATCCCAGCCCTCCCACATTTGAGGACCTACCCATGAAGAACAGCACCAGGGCCAAGTATCTCGGCTTCGTGTCGCAGATCGCGATGCTCAACAGCGTCGATCCGGCGATTGCGTCGAGCGCCAAGTTCACCGTCGATCCCTCGGTCCAGCAGAAGCTCGAAGAGCGCATGCAGGATACGAGCGAATTCCTGTCCAAGATCAACGTCGTGCCCGTCGACGAAATGTCGGGCGCCCTGCTCGGCCTCGGCGTTTCGGGCACCATCGCAGGCCGCGCCGACACCGCCAATGCCGAAGAGCGCAAGGGCATCGACCCCACTGCGCTCGACAGCCGCGAGTACACCTGCAAGCAGACCAACTTCGACGTCGCGCTCAGCTACGCCAAGCTGGACATGTGGGCGAAGTTCCCGAACTTCGAGACCATGTGGCGCGACGTGGTCCTCAAGCGCCAGGCCCTCGATCGCATCCTGATCGGCTTCAACGGCACCAGCGCTGCCGCTTCGACCAACCGGGCGACCAATCCGCTGCTGCAGGACGTCAACATTGGCTGGCTGCAGAAGATGCGCAGCGAAAACGCCGCGCGCGTCATGACCGAAGTGGTCGCTACCTCGGGCAAGGTCACCTACGGCGCTGGCGGCGATTACGAGACACTCGACGCGCTGGTCTGGGATGCCAAGGAATCGATGCTCGCCGAATGGGCGAAGAACGATACCGAGCTGGTCGTGATCGTCTCCGGCGATCTGCTGCACGACAAGTACTTCCCGATGATCAACAAGACGGAAGTACCGACCGAGCAGATCGCCCGTGACATCATCACGTCGACCAAGCGCCTCGGCGGCCTGCCCGCGATGCGCGTGCCGGGCTTCCCGAACGGCACGGTCTTCATCACCCGGCTCGATAACCTCTCGATCTACTACCAGGACGGCAAGCGCCGCCGCCTGCTGCTCGACGAGCCCAAGCTGGACCGCGTGACCGACTACAACTCGTCGAACGAGGCCTACGTGATCGAGGATCTCGAATACGCCTGCCTCGTCGAGAACATCGAGGAATACGTCGCCCCCTAACTGATACCCGAGAGGCTTTGACCGGGTGACCCGCCGGGACCGGCATCATCTGCGAGCCAAGAGAAAAAAGGCGGTTGGTCCCATGGCCGCCTTCCCTTCCCCCTCCCAAGGCGCCTGTGACGGGCCTGAAAAATGGGAGGGGGCAAGGTTCCCAACCTGAAGGAGCCCCGCCATGGTTTCACCCGCCCGAGCCAACTTCCAGCGCAAGCTCGCTGCCATGACCGCAGGCCGTCCCGCACAGGGCGCCCGCGCTATGCCAACCGATGGCCCGGTCGCCAGTGAGTACCAGCTGCTCCTCGCCGCCCTCGGCCAGGACCTGAACACGCTCAGCAACACCCAGTCGACCGAGCGCAAGATCGAGGCCAAGTGCGATATGATCGCGAACTACCGGCCATGGGTCGAAGGCGCGGCCGATGCCGGTGCCGGCGCGCAGGACGAAATCGTCTCGACCATGCTGGTCTGGGCGATCGACGTGCAGGACTGGCCGCTCACGCTCAAGCTCGCGCACTACGTCCTCGGCGCGGGCATCGAACTTCCCGAACGCTACAAGCGCACGCCTGCCACCCTCGTCGCTGAGGAAGTGGCCGAGATCGGCGTGAAGTCGCCCGGCACCGTCCCGCTCCATGTGCTGCAGGACGTCTCCCAGCTGGTGGTGGAAGCCGACATCTTCGACCAGGTGCGCGCCAAGCTGGAAAAGGCCCTCGGTCTCGATTTCAAGGCCAAGGCCGAGGCGTTCGAACCCGGCGCCGAGAATGCCGTGGCCGGCGGCAAGCCCGCCCTGCTCTCAGCCGCACTGACGCACTTCGAGCGCGCCCTCGCATTGCATGACAAGTGCGGCGTCAAGAAACTGATCGAAGGCATCGAGCGCGAGCTGAAGCAGCTTGCCGACGCTGCCGGATAACGAGCTGCGCCACCCGCGCCGGGGGGCGGAAAAGGACTGGAGGCATCTGCTGCAAGGTCCGTTTCCCCACCCCCCACTTGAATGAAGGAACCGACGATGTCGTTCATCGCCCTGCCGCCCGATCCCGCCTCGCCTGACGGGTCCACCGTGGAAGGCGATGGCTGGTACCCGGCGATCGACCGCAACAAGATGCGTGATGCCCTTCGCATCAGCACGATCGTCACCGACACGCGCCTGGTCGCGGCTATTATGGGCGGGCAGCTGACGATCGAGCGCGAACTGGTCAACTGGCGCGCGGCGCGCGAGGACGAAGGTGCAGCCGCCATGACCGAGGTGGAGCCGACCCGCACGGTCGGTGGCGAGCATCGCCTGTCCGTTCTCTACACCCGCGCCGTGCGCTTCGCCGCCGCTGCCGAACTGGCAGAGTTGCACCGCGACCTGACTGCGACCGAGGACGGCCAGGCACGCGCCGATACCGAGGCTACGACTGCGCAGGAGTATCACCGCCTCGCCACCAATGCCGTGCGCGATATCCTCGGCACCGGCCGCGTGGCCGTGGAGCTGATCTGATGAAGCTCTGCCGGGACTGTAATCATCGTTGGGGCCAAAACGGATGCTCGGCGGTTCGAGGCGTATCGATTGATGTCGTTACCGGCAGGATAAGGGCGAATTGGCCCGTAAACGCAACGGCAGAGCGCAGCGGACATCGAACGCTTCTCACGCGGCGATTGAAGTGTGGACCGGACGGGATGTTCTTTGAGCCGATCCCCAAACCAAAAGGTCCCGCTCCGATGGTGACGCGATGACCCGCACTGCCACCGCACAACAAGGCGACACGCTCGACGCGATCTGCTGGCGCGAACTGGGCACGACCGAAGGCAACGTGGTCGAAGACGCGCTCGCGCTGAATGAAGGCCTCGCCGCCGCCGGCACCGTCCTGGCCGAAGGCACCGTCGTCACCCTGCCGGATCCGCCATCGGCTGCCGCCGCGACACTCGAAACCGTGAACCTGTGGGACTGAGCCGATGAAGAAGCCCGCTTCCCTGCGCGCCGCGATCGCCGCCCTACTGCCCGACATAGCACGCGATCCGGACAAGCTTGCCATGTGGGTGGAGCGTGGCCGGGTGCGCGCACCGCAGACCGTCCAGCGCGGCTTCGCCTGGGAATATGAACTCACCCTCGTTGCCGAGGACTACACGCACGATCCGGCGGTAATCTTCTTCCTCGTTGTCGAATGGCTGCGCGACAACCAGCCTGATCTGCTGGCAGCCAACACCGATGGCTTCGCGTTCGAGGTCGACGTGATCGACGACAAGACGTTCGACGTGAAGATCACGCTGCCCCTGCGCGAAATTGTGACGGCGCAGCAGCTCGCCGAAGGCTGGCAGCTGGAAGTGCTGGCCGAACCCGTGCCCCACTTCCCAGACGCCGTCCCGCTGCGGGGCAATCAAGGTCCGATCACCTCGATCTGGGTCCAGTCCGACGAAGGCACCTTCCAGGTCGCCCCCGACGAGTAAACCGCCATGGCCGAAACCTTCGCCGAGATGGAGTCCTACTTCGCCGCCTATCTCAACCGGCTGAGTCTTGCCCAGCGCCGCAAAGTGTATCGCAAGATCGGTATGGAACTGCGCAAGGCGAACGCCAAGCGCATCGCCGCCAACGTCCAGCCAGATGGTTCACCGATGCAGGCGCGAAAAGCGCGCCCTCGCATGAAGGACGCCAAAGGCAGGATCCGCCGATCGGGCAAGATGTTCCGAAAGCTGCGCCAGGCGAAGAACCTGAAGGTCCGCACGGCGGCCGAGGGCGTGTCGGTCGGCTACGAAGGCTCTGTCGCGCACACCGCCCGCATCCATCAATATGGTTTACGGGGTTTTGTGGGGCGTACTATCGACGACAGGATTGTGCGCGCCAAGTACCCGGCCCGTGTCTTGCTTGGCTTCGGTCCGGACGAGCTGGAACAGATCACCGACCTCGCGCTCGGCCTCCTTCATAAGTGATGGATGCTGGATAATATGGCAAGCACACGCACGCGCGATGAACTCCGATCCAACGCGGTGGAAAATACCATCACTCTTGTGAGGTGGATAGGTTGGACTCAACTTTCAATGGCATCAGTGATCCGCGCCATTTTAACTTCGATTAGGCGTGAAGCGCCATTCCCGCTGGGATAAAACTTTACCGATCTAAATTGATCTGAGACTCTCTCAATCTTATTAAATACAGTTCGGTAAGTTCCGTTCATATCGACCAAGATGGTGACATCACCTCTGGAAATGGCGTCTTCATAACCAGCGAACGATAATTCACGGAAGTGCGCATGGGCACCCGCTTTATCACTCGGATCGATTCTGACTGCTCCGCATTCCTCATTGGCATGAAAAAGGGTGCTGAAAATGACTTCCCCACTACGCAGAGTGGCCAACAACCTATATTCGACCTCAAAATCAAAAGCAGGCGTGTTCCCCACGTTTCTCCAGTCACAATTGATAATTGCGGAAAATGGAGGGTTACTAGCGGCACTCAATTCCAGTCTTATGCCATCATTGGCAAGGTAGGCTTTGGTCTGAGCTTCTCCCATCCGTCGGGAAATATTATTGGCCTGGTAAGTCAAACCGATGGCGGCAAATACACCAACAAGGCTCAAAGTGCCCACGACGCCACTAACCCATGCCCACGTCGCGCTTACGGATGCCGCATCGGCGGCTTTCCATTGAGCGCACAAATCGGAATACCTGCGATCATCGCCAGGCTCGCATGGCTCTGTCTGCCTGTCGGGGCTGTGCGATCGTTCAGCTTCTTGGCGATACGTGGCCGCGATACTTTCAAGCCTGTCGGCTATTTCAGCCTGAGCCTCAGCCTGTTTACGTTCACTGGCAAGATTGGGGTGATCTGCGCCAACTAGGATTAGTCCTGCAAGTGCACAGAAGAACAGCCGATAAACTCTAGACATTTTATTCGCAACACCGACGTAAGTTAGTCCCAGCCCATCTTTTTCATGATATTCTGATAGGAGTCCATCATGCCGACATGCGCCGGCGATCTTAATATGGCCGGCCTAGGTGACGGATCGGCTTTTCGGCTCGCCTTTGAGCATCCCGGCTACAGAAATCCCTATTTCATGATTCTCGAACGGACCCGGCTCAGGGGAGGTCGTGCAGGCGTGCGTACCGCTCAGAAGACGTTTCGCCGCATGAAAATTTTCCGCCGCGCTCGTTCATCCAGCGGCAGGAGCGCACGGCCGCATCGTGGACCCGGTCGCCCCATGCCTCGACTTCGATGTTGTAGGCTTCTCGCGCGATCTCATCGGTCGCGATCTCGGTGGTCGGGCGGGGCTTTGCCTGCTGAGACTGCTCAACGTCCGCCGCAGGCGGGAATTGCGGTCGTATCCTGCCCGTCGTGACGCAGCCGCTCACAAGCAAGGCGCACGCCAGCATCGTCGCTGTCCCCGGGAGCCGGGCGTTCCACTGCATCATGGTAGTCGTCCTCCTGGGCGCGCTGCGCCCGGTCATCCTTGAGCCGCTGATCGGCCGCACGGGCGTCGGCCTTGGCCTGTCCTTGGAGCGCCTCGAGGTCAGAGGCTGCGCGATCCTTCTTCACGGCATCCGCCCGGATCGCGCTGACAGCCAGCGTGAAAACGGCAACAACGAGCAGGCAGAGCGCGAAGCCCGCGATCCATGGAGCGGCCTTTGTGCCTGCGCTTCGGGAAAGCCCCAGGCCAACAAGGCAGCGAGCGATCCAAGCGAACAGCATCAGGCCGCGAGGCCCGGCAAATACTGCACCCGCCCACCGCGCCGAACGGCAGTCAGCTCCATGTTACGCTGGCGGTGCGCGTTGAAGCTGGCATGGATCCAGCCATTCTCGCCGAATTCATAGATGAGCTGATCGTAATCTAGATTGTGCCAGATCCACTTGAACACGATGATGTTTGACTGGCCAAGAACCCGAAAGTCCGCCGCCTCGCCATTACAGTGCTGGCTCGTCTTGGATCCGCCGATCGCAATGTTGAGCTGCGGGCAGCGGTAGCCGCTGCTCACGATCACCGGGCTGTTGAAGTGCGCCCGCACCGGTTCGAGGACATGGACGCACAGTGCCTTGAGGTTAGCCACGACTTCAGGCGACGGGCTATTGTCGATGCCGACGCGGGCAGCAGTTTGCGAGCGGACCATCTCCTCGAGCGTGAAGTGTTCTGACAGTTGCATCGGGTCAGTCCTTTCGGGTGGGCCGTCGCGTGTAGGCATGGGTGCGCAGCAGCGGGCAGTGCGGGTCGATCTCGCGGGCGCGGGCATGAAAGTGAAGCGCACGCCAATAACCAAATGCAGCGCCAGCGCAGGAAACCAAGACGATCAGGACGAATGGCCAGGTCATGCGGCACCGTCCTTGCCATCTTCCCTCAACCCGAGACGGCGACGGAAGACGGTCTGAAGGGCATCGAGGGCGAAAGCGAACCCCAGCGCACCCAGAACCATGGTGAAGATAACTACGCCCCAGTCAGGCCAACCCTTGAGCCTCCCGACTCCCACCGCGATGGTTGCAAACGCCGGCAGGGCCGAGAATTCAGAGAATATCAGCCAGCGCCGCTTGCGTTCCCACAGGCCCAGCGCGGCCGGGTCTGCCGGTGGTTCCGGCGCCACGCCATAGAGCAGCCAGCCCAAGCGGGCGCCCACCATGGCCATGCTAGCCAAAAGCGAGCAGATCCAGAGAACGACGTCTTCAAGTTTCATGGCAGCACCGATCAGATTTCATTGCCCGCGTCAGGCATCGAAAGAGCTTCCGCGAGAAGCTGCCTTGCATATTCTTCGGTGTCCGGAGCCGGGATACGCTCCCCCTCCTCATCCACCTGGTCTTCAGGCAGGAACTGCGGCAGCGCCACCATCTGGCCCTCAATCGACCAGAGCCGCTCGTCCATCTTCCGAGTGGGATGAAATTCATGCCGCCCTTCGTGCATCTGCGTCAGCAGCACGTTGAGCACGTCGACATCAGAGTGATCCGGGTCCGGCATGACGACTTTGTACATGCCGCCAACACGATATTCGTTCTCGCCCGTCTGTTCGATTTTCATGCTAAACCCCTTGCCTAGCCGTTTCGCGACTTGTTGAAGAAACTGATGGTTTTCGCGGCACCCAGCCTGTTCTCGAAATAGATCTTCCCATCGGACCCCACGAATACGTTCATCTTGTCTACGGGGCCGGTCGCGCCCGTGGGGATGCCTGTCTGGAAGCTGATTGCGGAGAGAACAGTCGTGCGCGGTGTGCACAGCGGCGACGCGTTTGCCCGATAGTTGAAGTCGCCAGACGCCTGCGCCGTCAGTTCGACCCAGACGTCCATGTTGCCCGTCGGGTTCGGGGGCGTGAAAGACCAAACCGTGTCATTCGCGAGCGTAACGGCCCCCGAGCAAGCCGACTTGACCAGCATTCGCGCTAGGCGATCAACGATGAAGGCAAATGTCAGATCAGTGTTCGACACATAGCCCGCGAACATATGGCCGGTACCGCCACCGTGTGCCTGATACTGCGCTACGGTGGGCTTGGCCGGTTGCCCGGTCCCGGTGCGCACGCTGTAGGCGAAAAAGACCGTACATTCCTCGCCCGCCTTCGCACCCGCCGCCTGGAACATCCCGGTGCATCCGGCATCTGCGTGGCCGCGCACGCCAAAGCTGTCGCCGTTAGTGTTGGAGTTCCCGCTGTTCTTGTAAGCGGTGCCGATAACACCAGTCAGTGAGCCATCGTGGTCACTTCCATCAATGCTTTCGGCGAAACCGTAAATCGCGCGATAATTGCCATCTCCTCCGTTCCCAGCGACACGTCCCTTCATCCCGCGAACAACATCGACGATCGAGCCTTGGTTGGAAACTAGATCGAAGGAATAGGCGCGCGCTTCGAGTTCAGCCGGCGACCCGGGAACGTGTTCAAGGTAGCCTTCGATATGGATCGCGTATTGGCGAGTGCTCGCCGTGGCGGCAATGTTGCCCATCTTGCGATAATCATGCACCCGCACAGTCCGGTTGGACTGGACCGAAGATTCTGGCAGGCTGACCGTGCCAGAGGTCAGGACTACCCCAGGCATACCCGCCGGAAGCACAATTGCCCCGTCGCGCCGCCAGCTTACCGCTTTCGAACCGACCGAAAGACTGTCCGCGACGAGATTGGAATAATCGCCATCCGGAACGACAACAGTCCCTCCGATCGAGGGAAGCTCATCGATCGCCGCCTGAAACGCCGCCAGTAGGTTCCCCGCCGTGTCGCCGCTCACCGCGCCCTTGTCACAAACAGAGAGCGATTCCTTCAACTTCGCTTCGACGGTCCTGCCAACGTATCCGATGCGGCCGGCGCCTTGCTCCGCTGCCAATGCCTCGCCGCTAAGGACAGTCCTGACGAAGTCCGATCCGGATGCTGTGCGCAGGTAGACCTCGACAATGCCCGGCGTGACGGTCGAAACGGCGAAACCCTGACCTTCCGCAGTCGCGGCTTCGCCCTCCGCCTGACTGGCAAAGGCGGTCAGAGCCGCGGCGGCCTCGGACAGGGCGACGTAAGGCCCCGCAAGCTTGTCGACGAAGGGCGCAGCTGCGGTGCGCCGGGTCACGCCACCCTTGACCACAGGCATGGTCTCGGTGCCGTCCACGTCCTCAGTCGCGAGGGGATCAAGATTCGTAATCTTTGCCATGCGCTATGATGCCAATCCGATTGCAATCCAGTGGAGAGTGAGAACGCCCGAGGTTCCGTTTGTAAGGTTGCACTCAATGAGCGATGCGGCACCAGCAGCCGGATAAGCGCGGATCGTTTCGGACGAATTCACGTCCGTTGTCCCGCCGCCCTGGAAGACGCCGTAGCAGATCGAAAATGGAGCCTCGAAACTGTCGGTGGTCGCCGTCTTCGCCGCGACATCCTTCTTTCCCCAGTTCACGCGGAAAGTCTGGCCCAATGCGGGAACCGGGATGTCGAGATGACCCTTCGCGGCGAACGTCGCGGTACTGGCCTGGGCGTCGATCGCGTCCGACAAGGTGCTGTCATCCGCTTCCCTCGTGACCGCTTCGGCGGCAATGGCGGCGCTGATCGGGGCAAGCAGGGCATCAAGCCGCACGCCCAGTTTGGCCGGGGTGACGATCTTTTCATCATCCGCCTGAGCATCGACTTCATCCTGGGTGGCGATCTCGGCTACGCCTCGGGTCTCCTCCGTGGCGGGTGGCCATGTGAATATCGCGTCGCCGAAAGCGATGCTGCCGGCGAAGTCCGACGCAAAGACGATATCTTGCACAAATAGCGCGAAGGCCAGACCAGCCTTTGTCTGAACCGGCGTTTCCTGCGTGTAGGCAGCAAAGAGCGTACCGTCATCCAGGTACAGCGCGAAGCCGGTAGCTTCCCACACCTCAGCAGAGGTGTCGTAAGCGGTCAGATGAACAATGTTCGGTGCAGCGGCAAGACCGGACTGGATATCCAAACGCTTGAATTCGCCTGGCAGGGCCGTGAGCGTGGGCGCAAAGTCGAAGGGCGTAGCCGTCAGCCCCAGCTCAGCGATGACGGTAGGGTCGGATCCGGATGCGGCCTGCACGGCAGCGAGGCCCGCGTCGGTAAGCTGCAGGACAAGCGGGTCCATCAGGCAGTCTCCAGGTAATCGGCCCCGTCCTCGGTCAGGATCGGCTCACCGTCTTCGGTCTGCAGGACGAGCGACCAGTCCCGGCTTGTGTCATGTTCTGCGTGGTAGTCAGCGCGGTGAAGCGATCCGGCCATTCCGCCGGCGGCCATGTAGATCTTTGCCTGCGCTTCCAGGGACTGCACGAAATCGAAGTGCGCGCGTAGCGGCTTGGCCGCGGCGACGTCGCGAATGATGGCGTCAGCCGTCTCCGGTGTCAGAAAATCGACAGGAATCTCGAGCGAATTCGCACGTACCTCGAACGTGTGTGGTTCGCGGGCCGGGCTTGTCTCCCACCATTCGACAATGGAGAGCAGTGGATGGAACCGGGCGAGAACCTGCTCGACCGCAGCGCGCGTACCCTTGATCTGGTGAAAGGGGATCGCCCCGGCCACGGCAGCACGCTTTTCCGCTTCCGTCCAGGTCGTGTCCCAATGGCTGATTGCCAATCCCCACGCGAGGAAGGGCAGGTCTTGGGCAGGGCAGGTTGCCGGATCCCAGCTCCTGCCGACCTTCGACAGATCGATCTTCGCGAGCATGGCCTCTTCAAGCGCACGCTCAGCCGCCGTGGCGTTGGTGGGAAGCAGGCTCACAGTTCGGTCCCCGCGATCGAGACGGTGACGGACGTCGGATTGCCGACCTGCGAGGAGGAAATCGGTATATCGGCCAGAGGCTGGATCAGTTCGACGCGCTGGACGTTGCCGACGTGAAGCGCGGCGATCAGCGCCGAGCGGGCGATGTCGCGGTCCAGTTTGCGTACCTCAGCCAGATGCGCGTCAAGCGCATCCTGCGCGGTCTGCAGGATCAGCGCCTGGTCGGGACCGGCAAAGACGTAGAGCTGCGCCTCGATCGGGAAGTCAACCAGCTCGGCCGCCTGCACCGTGACATGGTCGGTAAGCGGGCGGACGTCGCCCTGCAGCACGGTATCCACCGCCTCGAGCACCTCGGCCGAGGGGACGCCATCACCGCTGCGCGCCATCACGGTCACGACCACTTCGCCAGGCGTGGGCGAAACGGCAGTGGCATCGCCCACGTCGCCATGGGCCGAACGGGCATGATAGACGTAGGCCAGTTCGGGACCGGCCACCGAGAAGCTATGCGGGGCAAGCTGGATGCGCTGGCGAAAGGCACTGTCGCTTTCCATGACGGCGGCCTCGGTCTCGGTCGCCTCAGTGATCGTGAGGCGCGGGACATCGTAAAGCGCTGCCAGCTGATCGAGGTTGCTGCCCTTGGCAAACGCCAGCAGCATCCCGCGCGCGGCATCGTTGCAGGCCTGGGCCAGCACCAGCTCATCGTAGCTGTCCGCCTCGAGCAACTTCATCGCCGGGTCGCTCTCCAACAGTGCGGAGAACGCCGGGTACTGCGCTATCAGGCTCGCCAGCTTGGCGGCAAAGCGCGTCTCGAAGCTGGGCTGATCGACCAGCGTCGGCGCGGGCAGCACCGATAGATCGACGGCGGGGGAGGAAGCGATGGATCCGACCATGGGGCAAGCTATCGGCCAGCCCACGGCTATTCTGCCACCCGTGCGCGTTGTGAAAGCGGCGTCCTACAACCCCAGCGGGTGGCGGGTTTTCTCGGCATCGGCATTTTCGCTGCCATGCGAACCCCACAGGACACGCCTACCGATCCCGACGCGCTGCTGCGCTATGTGACGATCGCCTCGGTCGACCTTGCCGCCGCGCGCTGCACGGTCACGATCGATGAAGGCGTGGAAAGCCCTCCCCTGCCCTGGCTGGCGCCGCGCATGGGCGAGATCAGCGCCTGGCTGCCGCCGAGCGTGGGCGAGCAGGCCCTCCTGCTCTGCCCCGGCGGCGAGATCGGCGCGGGCATCATCGTGGGCGCCCTGCCCAGCACTGCCAACCCTGCGCCGATCGACGAACCGGTCGCTTTGATCCGCTTCAAGGACGGCGCGAGCCTCTCCTACGATCCCGATGCGCACGAGCTGCTGCTGCAGCTGCCTTCGGGCGCCACCACTGTCCTCGCCTCCGATGGAGGGATCGACGTGATCGGCGACATCAATCTCACCGGCAAGCTCACCGCCAGCGATGATGTAGTCGCGGGCGGGATAAGCCTGACCGGCCACAAGCACGCCGGAGTCCAGTCGGGCGCCAGCCAGTCCGGAACGCCAGTATGAGCGGCGAAAGTCTGACCGGCATGGCCCGCGATACAGGCGCTGCGCTTTCGGGCGACGAGCACCTGGTGCAGTCGATCGGCGACATTCTCACGACCCCGATCGGCAGCCGCGCGATGCGCCGCGACTATGGCTGCCTGCTCTTCGACCTGCTCGACCGACCTACCAACCGCGCCACCCTGCTCCTTTGCACCATGGCGATCGCCACCGCCCTTTCCCGCTGGGAACCACGCATCGCGGTCAAGCAGGTCACCTTCGACGGCGACCTCTTCTCCGGACAGGCCAATGTCCTGATCACCGGCAACCGCACTGACGTTGCCGGAAACGCTCTCACCCGCCTGACCATCCCGCTCACCCGATAGGAGCCGCACCATGCACGGCATCAAGACCAACATCCTTACCACCGGCACCCGCGCGATCGCGGCCCTCGCCAGCGGCGTGATCGGCCTCATCGCCACCGCCGACGACGCGGACGCCGTGACCTTCCCGCTCGACACACCGGTCCTCATCACCGACCTGCGCGCTGCACTGGCGAAAGCCGGGACCACCGGCACGCTGCTCGCCGCGCTGGAAGCGATCTACGACCAGGTCAGCCCGTACATGATCGTCGTGCGCGTGGCCGAGGACGATCTCGACCAGGACACGGCCGTCATCGGCAACGCCGGAACCTACACCGGCCTCTATGCCCTGCTCGCGGCCGAAGCTCAGACCGGCTATCGCCCACGCGTGATCGGCGCGCCCGGCCTCGATACGCAGGCCGTCACCACCGCGCTTGCCACGGTCGCAAAGAAGCTGCGCGGCCGCGTATATGCCGCAGGCGTCGGCGATGCGATTGCGGATGTCGTCACCTACCGCGAGAACTTCGCGGCCCGGGAACTGACCCTGATCTGGCCGAACTGGTCGAACGCCTTTGCGGGCGATGCCGTCGCCCGCGCGCTCGGCCTGCGCGCCCAGATCGACGAGGATACGGGCTGGCACAAGTCGCTCAGCAACGTCGCGGTGAACGGCGTCACCGGGATTTCGGAGAGCCTGTTCTTCGATATCCAGGACGAGACCACCGACGTCGCCGCGCTCAATGATGCTGACATCGTCACGCTGGTCCGCTCGCCCGCCGGTGGCTTCGTTTACTGGGGCAACCGCACCTGTTCGGACGAACCGCTCTTCGCCTTCGAGCCTGCCGTGCGCACCTCGCAGATCCTGCAGGACGAGATCGCCCAGGGCCTCGTCTGGGCCAGCGACAAGCCGCTGACCAAGTTCCTGGTCAAGGACGTGATCGACACGATCAACGCGCGCGTCCGCAGCCTGGTCACCGCCGGGCGCCTGATCGGCGGCAGGGCATGGTTCGATCCGGCCCTCAACTCCGACGCCGATCTCGCTGCCGGCAAGCTGGTGATCGACTACGAGTTCACCCCTGCCGCTCCGCTGGAGGGCCTGACGCTCAATCAGCGCATCACCGACAAGTACTACGCCGACCTCGCCGCCGAACTGGCTGCCTGATCGCCCCCCGCCTGAAGACGGATCCGCAGGAGAAAGACAATGGGTTTCCCCTCCAAGCTCAAGAACATGAACCTCTTCGGCAATGGCGAGAGCTATCTCGGCGTTGCAGGCGAAGTGACTCTCCCCAAGCTCACCTTGAAGCTCGAGGAATGGCGAGGCGGCGGCATGCTCGGCCCGGCGCCGATCGACCAGGGCCTCGACAAGCTCGAGCTGGAATTCAAGGTCGGCGGCATCCTTGCCGGTGCCTTCCGCCAGTTCGGCGCGCCGGGCTATGCCGCCCAGCAGAACCGCTTTGCCGGGGCCTACCAGGACGACAACACCGGAGCCGTGGTCGCCCTCGAAACGGTCACGCGCGGCAAGATCTCCGAGATCGACATGGGCACCGCGAAGCCGGGTGACGACACCGAGCATACCTTCAAGGTCACCTGCACTTACTACAAGCTGACCGTCGATGGCGTGGACTGGATCGAGATCGACTTCGTCGCCGGTGTCTTCACCGTCTTCGGGGTCGACCGCTACGCCGAGATCCGTGCCGCCATCGGCACGTAAGCCCTCTTCCTCCCGGTGGTCTGGCGGGCACACCGGGAGGAAGAACCCCTGCCCGCACCCACTGATAAATAAGGACGCCCGCCATGGCTGAGACCGATATCCCCGAACCGAAAACGCCCCAGACCGTCACCATCACGCTCTCCGAACCGATCTCCCGTAAGGGCGGCGACATTACCGAGCTGACCCTGCGCAAGCCCAGGACTGGCGAACTGCGCGGCCTTAAGGTCGAGGATCTCTTCGCTACCGACGTCAACGCGCTGATGCTTCTCATTCCGCGCATCAGCAGCCCTGCCCTGATCGGCGACGAAGTCGGCCAGCTCGAGACCGAGGACCTGATCGAGGTCGCAGGCACGGTGAAGGGTTTTTTTATGACGGCGGCGATGAAGGCGGCGGTGGCCAAAGCGTTCGGGGGCTGACGGAAGAGCTGATCGCGAACGTTGCTGCGATCTTCCATTGGCCGCTCTCCGAGCTGCTCGCGATGGATCTTGAAGAACTGATCATGTGGAGCGGCCTCGCGATCGAGCGCTGGAACACGATGAACCGCGTGGAGTGACACGACATGGCCGACAACAAGCTCAACCTCTTCGTGAAGTTCACGGGCGTCGACAAGCTCTCAGGGTCGATCAAGAACATCATCGGCACCAGCAAAGGGGCCACGCGCTCAATGCGCGACATGCGCAAGGAAGTGAAGGAGAACGAGAAGGAGCTGGCGCGCGTGCGCAAGCTGCTCTCGTCAGGCTCCACCAGCTACGGCCTTGTCATTGCTGAGCGCTCGCTGTCCGACGCGATCGCCAATACCAATCGGGAGATCGACAAGCAGAAGGCCAAGCTCGAGCGGATCAGCAATATCCAGACCCGCGCCTCGAAGGTCGCATCGGCCGCGGGCAAGGCTGGTGCGATCATGTCAGTCGGCATCACCGCGCCAGTCGTCGCGCTCACCGGCTCGATCGGCAATCTCGCCCAGCGATCGAAGGAACTGCAGAACGCGGCCGCCGTCGCCGGCACCACCTTCGACGCCTTCCAGCGCGGTGCCTACGCGGCCCGCACGGTCGGCATCGAGTTCGACAAGTACGGCGACATCCTCAAGGACACGCAGGACAAGATCGGCGACTTCAAGGCGACGGGCGGCGGCGAAGTCGCGGACTTCTTCAAGAACATCGCGCCCAAGGTAGGCGTAACCACAGACAGCTTCGCCAAGCTCTCCGGAGCGCAATCGCTGCAGCTCTACTACGATTCCTTGGTGAAGGCCGGGGTCAGCCAGAAGGAAATGGTCTTCTATCTTGAAGCCATCGGCGATGAGGCCAGCGCCCTTGCACCGCTTCTGGCGAACAACGGCGCGGCGATGAAGGAGATGGGCGCGAACGCGGCCGTCATCAGCGAAGGCGACGCAGCCGGCCTCAAGGAATATGCCGATGCGCAGATCCAGCTCGGCAACGCGACCCAGAAGCTGCAGATCGCGCTCGCCAAATCCGGCTTGCTGGATGTGATGATCATGCTGGCCGAAAAGGGCACGGCGGCGGCCCAGTGGTTCGGTTCGCTATCGCCCGGGGTCCAGAAGTTCACCGTCGTGCTAGGCATGATCGCTGCCGTCGCAGGCCCGGTCCTGATCTTCTTCGGTGCCATCGCCTCGGCAATCGCCACCCTTGCCCCCATTCTCGGTGTCGTGGCCGGTGCCTTCGCGGCCGTACCCATCGCGATCGCGCTGGGCGTCGCCGCGATCGCCGCGCTCGGCTACCAGATCTACGCCCACTGGGACACGATCGTGCAGAAGTTCGACGAAGGCGTGGCAAACGTCAAAGGCATCTTCAACGCCTTGCCCGACTGGCTGAAGAACGTCGGATCGATGATGATGCAGGGCCTGCTCATGTCGCTCAACCCTGCCCTCCTGGTCGCCAAGCTGATCGGCATCGCCAAATCGGGTGTCACAGCGTTCAAGAACTACTTTGGCATCAAGAGCCCTTCGCGCCTGTTCATGGAAATGGGCGGGCACATCAACGACGGGCTCGGCATCGGTATAGAGCGCGGTCAGGGCAGGCCCATGCGGGCGGTGGGCAAGATGGCCGGTGCAGTGGCGGGTGCGGGCGCCCTCGCCTTCTCGCCCCCCGCCTCGGCCCGCACGCCAGCCCCTGCCGCCACAGGGAAGGTCGAGATCCATGTCCACCAGCAACCCGGCGAAGACTCCGAGGCGCTCGCCCGGCGCCTCCTCGACCTGGTCGAAAGGGCCAAGGCGCAAAAGGACCTGCGCAGCTACGGGGATGAATTCTGATGCTCGCCGCACTTGGCATGTTCGTCTTCGAAACCAACTCGCTGCTGCCCGATCGTATCGGCCGCGATCGTGACTGGCGCCATGAACGCACGCCGCGCTTCGGCGCGCGCGCGGCCAGCCAATTCACCGGCCCGGGTGAGGACCGGATCACCCTTGCCGGCATGCTCGTGCCGGAAATCGCGGGATCCTACTCGGCAATCGAGAAGATTGCGGAAATGGCCGACGCGGGAGAGGCCTGGCAGCTCGCCGACGGCAGCGGCAAGATCTACGGCACCTACACAATCGAGCGGCTGAGCGAGGACAAATCCAACCTGATCGACGACGGCCGCCCGCGCCAAACCGGCTTCACGATCGAACTCTCGCTGGTCAGCTGATGGCCGGATCCAGCTACATGCAGGCCAAGGCCGCGTGGAAGGTTACGCTCTCCGGCGAAGACCTGACCGACAAGCTCTCCCCGCGTCTGATCTCGCTGCGCCTGTCGGAACGGAACGGCGAAGAGGCTGATGAGCTGGAGATCGTTCTGCACGACACGGACGGCAAGGTCGCTATCCCGCCCGAAGGGGCGGTCCTGCGGGTCCAGCTGGGCTGGGAGCGCGGCAGCGAAGTGACGCCGGGCCTCGTCGAAAAGGGCAGCTTCACCGTCGATGAGGTAAACTGCAGCGGCCCTCCCGATATCATCTCGATCCGCGCACGCTCGGCCGACCTGAAGAACAGCTTCCGTAACCGGCGCAACAAGACCTGGGCGGACACGACGATCGGCGTCATCGTCACCGAGATTGCCGGGAGGCACAGCCTCACCCCCCGCTGCCATGCGGACCTGTCAGGCAAAGCGATCGTGGCGGCCGAGCAGGGCAACAAGAGCGACATGCAGTTCCTGCGCGACCTTGCCCGTCGCCATGATGCGACCGCCACTGTGAAAGCCGGCGCGCTCATCTTCACCCCGATCGGCGCGGCGACCACGGCCACGGGGGCAACGATCCCCGCATCGACAATCACCCGGGGGCAATGCTCGAGCCACTCCTGGCGTCGGGCCGCGCGCGAAAAGGAACAAGACGGCGTCGAAGCCCAGTGGCATGACAAGGACGGCGCAACGCGTAGGACGGTCAGTACCGGCGGACCGAACCGAAAGCGGCTCAAAAAGGTGTACGGCAGTGAGGCTGACGCCAAAGCCGCAGCAGAAGCCGAATCGAAGCGTCTCAAGCGCGCGGCCGCGAATCTGGATCTGACGCTCGCCTATGGCGATCCCCGCTTGGCACCGGGCGTGAAGATCACAGTGTCGGGCTTCAAGGCAGGGATTGATGGCACGCAATGGCTTATCACTAGTGCCGATCACGACATGGGCGATCGCGGCCTAATGACTAGAATTTCAATGGAAACAGCCGGCAAGGCTGAATGACACCGCCGGGGGAGGGATCCAACAGCACCCCCCCTGGGGCCGGGGTAAAAATCCATCAACTCAACGTCGGCTAGGCTGGAAAAATCGACATATTCCTGCGCATCGACTTCTCGAATTGAGGGCCTTTCACCCCTGCCTTGAGCACGCGAAATTTGACTACGCCGCCTAAGCCGCGGGCGGAAAAGCTGCATCTGCGGAGTCTGGCGTTAGCACTTCGCGATTTTTGTACTTGGCCTTTAGTCGAAGCATCCAGGCTTTCTTGCAATCGTCTATAACGAGGTTTTTTTCGCCCCAGAAATACACACTGTCATACACAATGGGCTTGGTCCATTTCTCCGTCAGCCTTTCAAGGCTGACCTCGCCGCGTTTGATCAGCACGTCTGGCGCTTTGGCCCGAGCATGAGCATATGCGGTTTGAGCAAAGGCTGAAAACCAACGCTGCGCACCCGCTGAAATGCCACTACTGATTTCGGTGAAATCTTGCATCAAAATGCGAATACCTTCTCGCGTCCAACGCTGGAAGTCGAAAGGATGCCCGTGCTCGCTCTGCAAGAACGGCACTTCGACCCATATATTGCCGCCGGGTTTTAAAACTCGGTGCATTTCGAAAACGGCCAGGTCGGGATAAGGAACATGTTCCAGAACCGCGTTGCAGACGATGCAATCAACTGTCCCGTCATCAAGCGGCAGATCCATAATATCCCAGTTATGATCAATAATCGTAGATTTATCGAATAAATCTATCGCGATCCAATCTGGACCAAACTTTGCGCCGCGCGCCCCAACTTGAATTTTTACGTCGTTTTGCTTTGTAATATGCCCGAACTTAGTTCGCTCGATGTCTCGCAATCTCTTGAAATCTTGCATGCCTAATCTTTGCACTCCTTACGAGCCTAATCCGATCTTAATATTCGCTATGCATTTGGCGGGCTTTACCTGTGAACACACCACAACCGCCAAGAATTTCCGCTACGGCAAGAGCAGAAGTGGTCGCAATTGGAAGTCTCAAGCTAATCCCTCCAGAATGGGTTTGCGCGACCCTCGTTTGGAGACGCAGAACATCGCAGTTAAATTCCTGCAAGGCTGGTCCGCTATCTCAATCGTCTGGCCAGACTTCATCGGGATAGAAGTCAGGATCGGCATCGACCCCTCCCGGTTCATTCCTGTCTGAGACGTCAACCGGCTCCTCGACCGAAACAATGGGAACCTCACCGTCAAAAGCTATGCGGATCCAAGCTCCGAATTGCGCCTGGCGTTGGAACACGGCCTGCACCTCCCGGCCTTCCCGGATTAGTTGGCCGATGCGCCCACAGCGCTCGGCTGTCAGATAACCGATCTGGACGCCCCGGCAGGAAAACACTGCGACCGCCCGCTGGTCGAATGTATTTGTCGGTTCGGGGATCAGGTCGATCGGCTCGCCGGGTTCGCACATCAGGATTTCGAACTGACGGTTCGAATTGTCGGCGTTGAGGTGCCGCGCGCCGACAACGGCGAGGGACATGGCAGGCAAACTCACTTGCTTACATCCTGCGCCCGATCCAGATCACACGACCGATCACGCGCAGCTCGTCTTCGTAGGCCTCGATCGGCGACACATTCACATTGTCGCTCAAAAGCTGGAACACTCCGCTTGCAAGTCGGCGCACACGCTTGATCGAGACCAGGTCACCATAACCCAGCGCCCAGATGCGATCCTGCTTCGTGATGATACGGTCTGCCCGGTTCACGACGACATCGTCGTCGTCAAGGATCGTCGGCATCATCGAATCGCCGTCGCCACGCGTCAGAAACACGTCTGCAGGAGCAGGAGATCCGCGTGTGATACGATCGAGCCAGTCGGTTCGATATGGCACGAGGCTGGACGTGACATGGCCATCCACGAAACTCCCGCCGCCCAGCGCAAAGTGCAGGTCTATCTCGGGAATCAGCGTCATGCCGAGCTGTTCGGCGATCATCTGTGGCGTTGGAGCTGGCAGCGCGCCTTCAGAGGGATCGTCAGTCTCCCCCGTCAGGTAGGCCGCTGTTGTTCCGAGTTCCTTCGCAATCTTGTGAAGATGGCTAGAACCACCGGATCCACGCTTAATCAAGTTGCTGATCGCTGGCTGCGTGATCCCAACGCGGCGCGCAAGCTCGGTTTGCGACAGGCCCGTCGCTTCAAGTCGTTCGAGAATGCGAATGCCGAGTTCAGCCACGGCGGGACCCTATAACCAAAGGAATAACTGTCCACCAAAGTTTCGTGATTGACCAACTATAACATTGGTGATACTTCGCTGTTATGGACACAGCACCAACACCGTTCGAAGCTCTCCAAAAAGCCGTAGAGGCCGCAGGATCACAATCCGAACTCGCGCGAATCTGCGGCGTTTCTCAGCCAGCCATCTGGAAATGGCTGCAGAGTTCAAAGCGCATGCCCGCTGAATTTGTCCTGCGTGTCGAGGCCGCAATCGGCATTTCCCGTCATGATCTCCGCCCCGACATTTACCCAATTGACCTGCCCCCTGCACCTCAATCGCGTTGGTCCGGCGTCGATCATCGCGCCGCCCCCCGGTTCGTAGGGGCCGACCGCCGCCCCCGATACGGCAATCAACATTCTGATTTGGACAGCGCGGGAGCAGCCCGATGACCAAGATTCGTCGCCCCCTTACTCCGTACCGCGCCCTCTCCCGGATCGCCGATCTCTTGGGATGGGACGGCTGCGCAGAGGTGATCGAGAAGTCCGAATGGTCCGTCCGCAAGTTCAGCGACCCGGATGCGGGTCGCGAAATCAGCCTGCAGGATGCCATTCGCCTCGACGCTGCCTTTCGCCGCGCCGGCGGCAAAGGCGCGCCCTTGTTCGAGTGCTATGCCGCGCGCCTGGAGCTGATGACCGATTCCAACGTCGATCATGCGGCGCTGCTGCTCGATTTCTCAGGTAAGGCCGCGAAGGAAACGGGCGAGGCCATTTCGGCAGCGCTTGAGGCCGCCGCAAACTCCAGGAACCCCGCCACCCGCATGCGTGCCATCACGGAGGTCGAGGAAGGCATGGAGGCCCTCCAGGCGCTTCACGTTCGCCTTAGCATGATGGGCACGGCAAACGGCGCTGCAGAGGAAGCCTGATCGATGCCTTTGGGGGGAAACTTGCAGGCTCAGCCACCAAATACGCAGCCGATCGTCGCCGATGGCGATGCCGGCCGCTTCGCTCCGCTCTACTGCCCGCACTGCACGGCGCGTGGCCTGATCCGCTCCAGCAAGCAGGTCACCGGCCAGCACCGCGACATGTACTACCAGTGCAGCAACATTGCCTGCGGTCATACCTGGCATGCCTCGCTGTCATACGATTACGGGATCGTCCCCAGCGCGATCCCCGACCCCCGCGTGAACCTGCCGCTGCGGCAAATGACCCGCCAGCAGGCCCTAGACGCCATGCGCGAACGGGATCCGGATCAACCGGACATGTTCGACGCCAATCCGGATCCGCCACCAGAAGCGAACAACGAGAATATCGCAGGCTGACCTAGCCCGCCCTCAATGCCCGCCAGCACCGAACCCGAAGCCGGACGCGATTCCGGACGCGCCCCCCCTTTGCCTGAAAGCTCTCATTTTCCATGCGTGACGACATCCGCTCAGAGGTCCTGACCAACATCAAGCGCGACTACGGCTTCGGCGAGCCGCGCGGTGATTGGCTACAGAAGGGCCGCTGCCCCCAGTGCAACAAGAAGGAGCTGTTCACCTCGGCCAGCAAGCCGTGGGTGCTGCGCTGCGGCCGCGCCAACCGCTGCGGATGGGAAGGCGAGGTCAAGGAACTCTACCCCGAGATTTTCGACAACTGGTCGAACCGGCATCAGGTCACCGAACAGAACCCTAACGCTGCCGCCGATGCCTACCTCTCCCATGCGCGCGGACTTGACCTGCGCCTGCTGCGCGGCAGCTACACGCAGGAGAACTACTTCGATCGCCAGCGCAGCATCGGCAGCGCAACGGTCCGCTTCGATCTGCCCGGCGGCAGCTGGTGGGAACGCCTGATCGACCAGCCCGGCCGGTTCGACAAGAAGGCCCGCTTCAAGTTCGGTGCGTCCTATTCCGGCCAGGTCTGGCAGCACCCCGCAAACTCGATCGACGAGCTGGCCGCCGCCAAAGAAATCTGGATCGCCGAGGGCATCTTCGATGCTTGCGCCCTTGCGCAGGCCTTCCGGGGCGATGAGCTGAAGGACGCAGGCCTAGCCGCTGTGTCGGCGATGTCGGTCAACAACTATCCCGACAAGTTCCTCGATGCCCTGCGCAAGGCCATCGCCAATGGCGCGTACCCGACGCACCAGCCCCGCCTGATCTTCGCCTTCGATGTGGGCAAGGCCGGGACCGACTACACCCGCAAGTACGTGAAGCGGGCGCGCGACGAAGGCTGGACAGCATCGGCAGCGCAGCCCCGGCCCGAGGGAGAGGACGACAAGCTCGACTGGAACAACCTGCTCGTGCGCGAGCGGCTGACCGCCAAGCACCTCGACGACTATCGCAGCCACGGCAAGATTCTGGTCGCAGGAGACGCCTTCGAAAAGGCGTGGATGCTCTGGCAGCGCAAGCAGTCCAACAGCTTTCCCCTTACCTTCAACTCGGAAATTTACTGGGCCACCTTCAGCCCGAAGAAGCTGGACGAGATCGTCGCCGAGCTTCGCGAAAATCAGGAATGGTCCGACCGCCCCATGGAGGAGCTTCGGGCCGAAGCAGCCGAGCAGGCTGGCGCCATAGAGCGGATCTGCAATGCCAGCTTCCGCACTCTCTATTTCCAGCGCAACCCCGCGACCAACGAGAACGCCTATTACTTGCGCGTCGACTTCCCGGTCGATCGCCCGGCGGTGAAAGCCGATTTCAGCGGCGGCACGATGACCTCGGCCGGTGACTTCAAGAAGCGCATGATGTCGGTCGCCGCAGGCGCGCTGTGGCGCGGAACGACCGATCAGCTGGACCGCCTGGTCGAACAGCAGACCCGTCGCATCAAGACGGTCGAGACGCTCGAATTCACCGGCTACGACCGCAAGCGCGACGTCTATGTCCTGGGCGACTTCGCTGTGCGCCGTGGCCGCGTCATCCGGCTCAACGACGAGGACTTCTTCGACTTCGGCGACTGCGCCCTGAAGCTCGCCACGACCGAACGCCTGCTCGAGATCGAATACGACGCGCAAGTCGTGCCGACCGATTGGTTCCCGATCGTGATCGAGGCCTTCGACATGAATGGCCTGGTCGTGGTCGCCTACTGGATGATGACGCTCTTCGCCGAGCAGATCCGCGCCGAGACCAAAAGCTTCCCCTTCCTCGAAGGCACCGGCCTGCCCGGCACCGGCAAGTCCACCCTCCTCGAATTCATGTGGAAGGCCTCGGGACGCGAGAACTACGAAGGCTTCGACCCTACCAAGGCGACCACCGCCGCGATCGCACGCAACTTCGGCAAGGTGTCCAACCTGCCGGTCGTCCTGATCGAGGGCGACCGCGCCGAAGGCGTCCCTCACTCCAAGCGCTTCGAATGGGAAGAGCTGAAGAGCCTCTACAATGGCCGCGCCACCCGCAGCCGGGGCGTGAAGAACGGCGGCATGGAGACATTCGAGCCGCTCTTCCGTGGCTCGATCATCATCGCCCAGAACGATCCCGTCAGCGCCAGCCCGGCAGTGCTGGAACGCATCATGTCGCTCCACTTCGACAAGTCGCGCTTCTCACCCGAAACGCGCGCGGCGGCAGAGAAGCTTGAACGCTGGCCGGTTGAAGAACTCTCGGGCTTCCTGCTCCACGCCCTGCGCCGCGAAGCCGATTTTCTGAAGATCTGGCGCGAGTGTTATAGCCGCTACTTCGACGAGCTGCAGAACGCCACCGGCGTCAACAACATCCGCCTGCTGCGCAATCATGCCCAGCTCGCGGCAGCGCTCACCGCGATGCGCTGCATCCTGCCTGTCAGCGACGGTCTGCACCGCGCTGGCCTCGAATACATCGCCGAGATGACCAAGACGCGCCAGCGCCTCGTTTCCAGCGAGCATCCGGTGGTCGAGAAGTTCTGGCAGATCTTCGACTACCTGCAGGAAACGGAAACCGAATCGCAGGCCACGGATCGTCCGATCAACAACAGCCGCAAGCCGGAAACCGAGATCGCGATCAGCCTGCCGCAGTTCTTCGAGCGGTGCCGCGAACGCGGCCAGACCCCGCCTACCGAGGACGAGCTGCGCCGCCATCTGAAGACGAGCAAGACACGCAAGTTCGTCGCGCAGAAGACGGTCAACAACCCGAAGGGCAAGCACCTCTATTGCTGGGTCTTCACGCGCCCTGTCACCGAACAGGCGGTGATCTGATGCGCGCGCATGATCCCTTCGAACCCGTTGTCATCTGGCAAAGCCCCGACTGGCGGCCAGATGGCAGCGAGGACGCACCGGCCTCCCGTCATGACTGGGACGAACTGCTCGAGCAGTGCCGCTCTGCCGTGGCTCGCCGCGAACGGGCCTATCCGCAGCTCGTGCGCGACGGTCGCATGGAAGCTGCCGACGCGCGCCGCGATCTCGACGCGTGGCTCCAGCTCGCCGCTGAATGGCACTGGATCATCAGCGGCGAAGGCGAAGCCCCCGGCCTACATACCCTCGCCAACCGCATCGCTGCCGTTCGCCTCGCAACAGAACGCCTCGAGGGCGAACTGGCGCGCGGCCGGCGCACCGAAGCCAACCTCTACCAGCACCAGCTGCTACGCGCCCTCGCCTGGCACCTTGGCGACGGCACCGCGCAGCCGGCCATCCACCACACCGCCCGTCTCAACCACGCCTGGCGCGCCGATCAGGCCGCCAGCGCCATGAGGAGTGCCGCCTGATGTCCAAGATCATCATCCACCCCCAGCACTGTAGCTGCGAATGCTGCGCGCCCAACCACCCGGACAGGCCCCGCTACCCCGGCGCCTTCAGCTTCGCAGTCCTGGTCGCGATCGCGACGGCCGGATGGATCGCCCTTTTCTGGGCCGCCAGCGCGCTGCCCGACCTCCTCACCACCTGGACGGCCATCTGACGGCCCGGAGACTATCCATGCGCACCGAAAAGCAAACCCGCACCAAAGGCCCGACGATCAAGCCGTTCGCCACTCCGTTCACCTTCCAGTGCACCGCATGCGGCGCTGTCGAGCATCGCCGCACCCCTGCCCTCCCGGAAGGCTGGGCGACCGAACAGATCGGCGATGACATCTACGCTTACTGCCCCGACGACGCGATCGACCTTCCTCAGGAGTCGGTGCAGTGAGTGCGCCCTTCCCGATTGAGGATCTGCGCACGCTGCAGGCGCAGTGGGATGCAGAGGCCGAGGCGCAAGGCGAAGCAGGCGTCCCTGCCATGATGGACGAAGCAGCCCTGCGCCTGTTTGCCCGTCGCACCGAGCGCGTCTTTCTGCCTATCCTGCTTGGCACCGCCGCCACGCTTGGCGCGGTCTGCGTCATCGCCCAGGTTGTGAAGTGGATCGGCGCATGATCAGCAAGCCGACCCGCCGCCCCCATCGCCGCATCCCCCTTCCCGACCAGCTGCGCCGACGCCGGGAACTGGACGACATTCGCATGAGGCGCGCCCTCACTGCCGAGGAACGCGCCGAAGACGATGATCTGGCTGAGCGCGCCTACCAGCGGGCCTATCGACAGTCTTTCGCGCCCAGTCGCGTCTCGGCCTCACGGTAGCCGCCATGGTGCAGGTCCTCGTCTCCGATCTCGCCGTAGATCGCTTCTGCGAATGCCTCGGCGGAACCCCGGCCAAGGCTTTCGAAGTCCTGTCCGGTCCCGCCGTCCGCTGCGCGGCCGACTTCGGCGCGCGCGTCATTCGGATGGGGAGAGCCCGCGCCCTGCTCAAGTTCGCGCCCAACGGCGCTGTCGTCGTCACCGTCATGACGCTCGAGCGCCTGCCTTTCCAGCTCATCCCCGAGACTTGGGGCGGTCCGCCGCCGTCCCGCGTCGACTACGCCCTCATGCAAAAGGAACCGTGCTGATGGACATCCAGATCCCGGCGCTAACCGAAGTTCCCGCATCGGTCCTTGCCGTTCTGGCAGAGCGCCTGCGCCAACATACGCGCTACGGCCACACCCCCGATGCGGACGACGCGGCGCCGCCCGCCCACCTGATGCGCCGCGCCCACGTCCTGGCGCTCGATGCAGCCGACATCCGCTGCCGCTCGAGCAACCCGGCCGACCTCGAGCGCGCCCGCCGCAAAGCCATCCAGACCGCCGCCCTCTGCCTCGCCGAGATCGAACGCATCGACCGCGAGCTGAAGCCGGCCGCCGATCAGTCTTTCAACCAAGGAGTGCCCCGCCAATGACCCATGCCGCCATTCAGGCAAAACACCGCGAAAAGATGAACGCGATCGCCAATACCTTGGACGGGACGTTCAACCTGCCCGGACTGCCCAAGCGCATCGGCTTCGTCTTGCTCATCGCCGAATTCGGCCAGATCGACAACGGTCGCGTCAACTACATCTCCAACGGAGAGCGCGCCGACATGCTTGCCATGATGAAAGAATTCATCGCGCGAGCCGAAGGCCGCTACACGGAAGGTGGTGCAGCATGAAGTCGCCCAGCATCTTTCCGGAAAATGGTCGCCTCTTCGGGATTAACTGGCAGGCTGCCGACGAAGTTTCCGTCGCCTCTTGCGGACACCGGGACAAGCCAAATGGGCGCATGAAACGCTCCGTACTTTTGCGTTTGGCCAACAGCGCTACCGAAACCGGCCTCAACATGTCGATAAGCCGGATTAGGGCTCGCCAAATCGCCATCGCACTCGCGCAGGCATCTGGCATGGAATTTCAGCGCCCGGCGCCGTTTCGTCGCCTCCCCAAGCGTCTCTCGCGTCTGTTGACTGAACACACCTCGGTGGAAAACCGATCAGATCTGGTTCTCATCTGGTCGGGCGAACACCATGCATACTGGCGGCCAGAGGCTTCAGGCTACACCTCCCGCGCCACGAAAGCCGGTATTTATACCCGAGAAGTGGCCATCTCGCTCACCAGCCATTGCGGGCCGGAAAAGCGAATTGAACTGGAACCCCTGCCGTCTGATTGGCTCACCCACAAAGGCGGTGCGGCATGAAGACCTTCCAGATCGAGATCGTCCAGGTCGTCACCGTAAAGCTCGACGAGACGAAGTTCGACGAAACATTCATGTCCGAGTTTCGCGACAGCTTCTTCCAGTTCGACAGCATCGAAGAGCATGCCGAACACATCGCCCAGCTCGAGGCACGCGGCCTGATAGCCGACTATAAGCCCTTCATCGAAGGCTATGGCCCTGCCGAAGACATGGGCATCACGACCAAGGTCGAGACCGTCGACACGGACATCATTCGGGGAGGTGGCGCATGATCCGCTGTCGCTTCCAGCAACCGGTCGACGATCCTCGGCCAGTCAAGTGGCCGATAAAACACCCGTATTGGGTGTCGGGCGAGGGCGACGACTATCACATCATTGTCGCTTACGCTGATAATGAGGCCGAGATTCTCACCAATTGGCCCGAAGCGAGGCAACTCGATTCTGAGCAAGCGGTTGAATATCGCTTTAGCGATCGCTTCCCGAAGCCGGACTGGTTCGATCAGGGAGGCAAGGCATGAAACCCTTCCTCCTGCAGCAGGCCACGGACTGGGCGAACCAGACGCACGAGGAGCGCCTGCTCCTCTGCCTCGAGGCCGCCTACACGCATGACCTGATCAACGAGAAAACCTTCAACCAGGCGACGGCCAAGCTACGCGCCCGCGCCGATATCCAGCGCGAGCAGCTCGCTTCATCCAACAACAAGGAAACCGACCATGGCTAATGGCCTCATCGTCGATAACTTCGCCGGCGGCGGCGGTGCATCCACCGGCATCGAAGCCGCGCTCGGCCGCGCCGTGGACATTGCCATCAACCACGATCCCGAAGCGGTCGCGATGCACGTCGCCAATCACCCTGAGACGAAGCACTTCTGCCAGTCGATTTGGGCGGTCGATTGCCGGGATGCCTGCACCGTAGACGGCGAGTTGATGAAGATCGACCTCGCTTGGTTCTCGCCGGACTGCAAGCATCACTCCAAGGCCAAGGGCGGGAAGCCCCGAGACAAGGGCATTCGCGACCTCGCCTGGGTGGTCGTGGAATGGATTGAGCGCCTGCAAAAGGAATGGGAGCGGCGCGGGCACGATCCGAAGACCGCGATCCGTGTCATTGCGCTGGAGAACGTCGAGGAGTTCCGCAAGTGGGGGCCGCTCGACGAGCATGGCAAACCCATCAAGGACCGCGAGGGCGAAGAGTTCGACCTGTTCGTGCGCCGCATCAAGCGCCGCGGCGCCCGTCTCGAGTACAAGGAACTGATCGCCTACGAGTATGGCGTCCCCACGATCCGCAAGCGCCTCTACATGGTCATCCGCTTCGATGGCCTTCCTATCGTGTGGCCTGAAAAGACCCACGGCAAACCCAGCACGCCCGAGGTCGAGAACGGCACGCTCAAGCGTTGGCGCACGGCGGGAGAGTGCCTTGACTGGTCGATTCCCTGCCCGTCGATCTTCGACCGACCGCGCCAGCTCAAGGACGCGACGATGCGCCGGATCGCACACGGCACCATGCGCTATGTCGTAAATGCCGAGAAGCGGTTCTTCGTCCCGGTTACGAACAGTGGGTGGAATCCGGAGCGAGCATGGTCCAGCGATGAACCGCTGCGCACCATCACGACTGCCAAGGGAGGGGAGTTCGCTGCGGTAGAGGCGCAGATCGTCCCGCACATCACGAAGTTTCGCGGCGGCGCCATCGGGAGCGATGCCGGACACCCGATGCCTACGATCACTGCAAACGGCAACCCGGCGCGTCCAGCAGGCGCACAGCCGCTCGCCCTTGCCAGCGCTACACTAGTGCAAACCGGATATGGCGAACGCAAGGGGCAGGCTCCGCGCGCGGTCGATCCTGACGCGCCTCTCGGCACGATAGTCGCGGGTGGCGGCAAGCACGCCGACGTTGCCGCGTTTCTCTCGCAGTTTAGAGGCAGCAACCGCACCGGCAGCGGCGGCGATACCGACGTGCCGGCCAAGGTCATCACGGCAGGCGGTCAGCACCAAGCGGTCGTGTACGCGCATATCGAGCAGGCGAATGGGGGGCCACGGAACGACAATCTCGCCGGCCGCAGCGCCGATGCGCCGCTCTCGACCGTCACCGTCTCAGGCTCTCAGCAGCGTATCGTGCAGACCACGCTTCTCGAGGAAGGCGACCTGCCGCCCGAATTGATGGAGAAGGCAACGCGTGTCGCAGCTTTCCTCATAAAATACTATGGGGCAGCGCAGCATGGTCAGTCGCTCGACGAGCCGCTGCACTCGGTCACGGCTTTACCGCGCTTCGCTGTCGTCACGGTGACGATCGATGCCAAGACCTACGTGATCGTCGACATAGGAATGCGGATGCTCACGCCGCGCGAGCTGGCCCGGTGCCAGGGCTTCCCCGATGACTATGTGCTCGATCCCATCGGACCCAGCGGCAAGCCGCTTAGCAAGGCCGCACAGATCCGCATGATCGGCAACAGCGTATGCCCGGGCGTAGCCGAGGCAATCGTGCGCGCGAACCTGCCGGAGTTTTTCGAACAGCGGGAAAGTGAGGTCCAGGCAGCATGACCTATTTGGCCCAAAAATACACGCGCCGATCGTTCCCGGGGCTTTCACTTCGCGATGCGATGATCTGCCGCACTCACTGGCTCAAGATCGATGTTCGGGTGCGGCTGAGACTATACGCGTTTCACCCCGACAATGACCGCGAACTGCGCCTCTGGTGGAACAAATCGCTACGCTCTCCGCGTGAACGCCTGCTTCGAAAGAAGCGGGAAAACCTCGCCGCCGAGCGCGCGCATGAAAGAAAGTACGGCCCGTGGCCATTCTGACACCGCAACAACCACTCTTCGTCGGCATCGACTGCGGCGCCCCCAGCGGCGACGTCGGCATGGTCCAGATCGGTCCTCACACGCTCTACCATGCCGACGCCTACCATCTCCGCCCAAAACTCGGCTTCTTCGAAGCCGAGTTCATGGATCCGCCGTACCGCTTCGACAACAGCGGCGGCGGAGCCTTCCGTAAGGCACGCGGCGCCAGCGACCAGATCGTCCAGGAGGAACTCGATCAGGGTTTCGACATGGGTATCATCAACCCGCTACTCGCGGGCGCCCTGGTAGTATTCTGCCACAACGACCAGCTGCCGGAGCTGCTCGACTACATCAACCGGCGCTACCAGCGGTTTTGCCTGCTGGGCTGGATCAAGAAGAACCCCAGCCCCATGCGGAACAAGCATTACCTTGCAGACGTGGAACCCTACATTCACGCTTGGAACAAGGGTTATCATCCCATCGGCGATCACCACGACATGCATCGGTGGGTTTCGTCGGGGACGATGCCGGCAAAGGTCTTCGGCCATCCGACCGTCAAGCCGCTCGACGTGATGGACAAGATCCTGCGCAACCTGACCGGCCGCACCGTTATCGATCCCTTCATGGGAACCGGCAGCACCGGCGTCGCCGCGATCCGCAACGGCAAGATATTCACTGGCATCGAACGCAACCCAAAACACTTCGCCACCGCTGTCGAGCGCGTCACGGCCGCGTGGAAAGATCAGGAGAACATATGAGCGCGAAACAAGCAGAACGCCTGCTCAAGATTGGCGAGGTCATCGAGCGCACATCGCTCTCGCGATCGCACATTTACGCTCTCATCGAGCGGGGCGATTTCCCCGCGCAAAGGAAGCTCGGCTACAAATGCTCGCGCTGGGTCGAGCGTGAAGTCGATGCCTGGCTGGAAAAAGCCGCGGCTTGAATCTCAACGACCGGGCTTCCCCGGCCCGGTCGCCGCCCACCTGATGGGCTGCCCGATATGCACTTCCGGCGGCCACATCGATCCGACCAGAAGGTCGGCCCAGTCATTGGCGATCTCCCTACGTCGAGGCATGTACGCCGCCCGATTGTAGGCCCCTTCGACCTTGTTCTCCGGAACATGAGCCAGCATCAGGTCGATGATTGCCCGGTCCGGTGACGCTCCCTCGTGCCCAGCTGCTCGCCATTGGCGCTCGACCCGTTCATTCATGATCGTCGAGAACGCGGATCGGAAACCGTGCGGGACATGCCGCTGATAATACCCGGCTCTGATAAGCAGCGCTCGCAGCGTGTTCTCGCTCATTGGACGATGGACGTGCCGATCGGAGGGAAAGACAAGCGGCAGGTCGCCAGTCAATGACTGCATCGCCTTGATTATTGCCACAGACTGGGGCGCCAACGGCACCAGGTGATCGCCGTCATCCTCAGCCTTGCGATCAAGATCACCTTTCATGCGCGTTGCCGGAATGCGCCATAGCGGTTCGTCCCCGTCCAGATCCTCGAACTCGCTCCAACGGGCGCAATGCAATTCATTCGGCCGCAAAGCCGTCAGAGCGAGAAGCCGCAAGGCCAACTTGGTCGGCGCACGGCAACGCTCGGCTTCGCAAAGCACAATCATCTGCCTGAGTTCGTCAATCGCTGTGATCGCTGGCTGTGGCTTCGCCTTCGGCTTCTTCGGCAGCGCGACCGCCAGACTGGCCGCCGGATCGCGGGACGCCTCGCCTTTCGCGATACCATAGACAAAGATCGCGCTGATCCTCTGCCTGGTACGGTGTGCCGTTTCGATCGCTCCACGCTCCACAATACCTTGCAGTAACGTCAGGACTTCAGGAGCCTGTATGTCTTCGATTGCTTTGCTTCCCAAAGGAGGAAAGACGTCTGTTTCCAGATTTTCGAGAACGTCCTTGGCATGGACGGTCGACCAACGGTTCTTTTGCAACCCATGCCACGCCAATGCCACCGACTTGAACGTAGCCCGATTGTCGACCGGCGCGATCGCGCGCTCGAACAGATCTGCAGGCTTGGGCTCGATTCCTTTGGCGAGCATAGCCTTGGCAACGTCCCGGGCTTCCCGTGCATCTTTCAACGATATCGCCGGGTAAGCGCCGATCGTCAGCGTTTTTTGCCGGGGCTTGCCCTTATCGTTACGCCCGAACTGATAGTTCATGCGCCAGATTCGCCCACCAGCCGGTGAAATGTGAAGGTAGAGCTGCTCGCCGTCAGAGAGCTTGTAGGCCTTTTCGGCAGCTTTTGCCGTCCGCACCTTGGTGTCCGTCAGCGCCCCCATACCATAGCCCCCGAATCGCATACCATAGATCAT